ATTATATTATTGATAAACGGGATAGCAACCCCGTAAAAAGTTCTGATTCTACAAATCAGGAGCAAAAAAATGACTAAAAAAGTTGATAAAAACACAAATTTTATGAAAAATGAGTGGGGAACTGAATTTTTATCATCAGAATATGGTTGGGAGGAGAAAATTTCGAAGCAAAGGATGCTTCGTGAGATCTCAAATGATGATATTACACCCAAAAAGCATGATTTTGCAATACAAAATGAATTACATTCAAAAATTCGTAATGATCAAGACTACGATGACTGGGAATATGGTACAGAACCTATTTTTGGGTGATAAATAAGATAGAATTAATCCTCTCTGATGCCAATAGAGCGAGTTAGTAAACAATTTAAGGATATTAGTTTATCATTGCAGGTTAATCCCTTAAATTATGACTTAATTGATGTAAAAAATGAAACAGCAATTGCTCGCTCTATTCGCAATCTTGTATTTACCTTGCCAGGTGAAAGATTTTTCAATCAAAATTTAGGTTCAAAAACATCACAAAGTCTTTTTGAGAACATTGATGATGTTTCTGCATCTATTCTTCAAGATGAGATAAGAAATACAATAGAAAACTATGAACCAAGAGTTGATTTAATTAGTGTGGATATTGAACCAAATTATGATGAATATGAATTTAACGTTACAGTGAGGTACTATATTGTTGGAATTGATGCATTACCACAAGAGCTTACATTTGCACTGCAATCAACACGATAATGTCACTAGTTAACTTTACAAGTCTAGACTTTGATCAAATAAGAACATCTATTCGGGATTATTTGAGATCCAACTCAAATTTTACCGATTATGATTTTGAAGGATCTAACATGTCTGTTTTAATAGACATGTTAGCGTACAACACATACATTTCATCATATAATGCAAATATGGTGAGCAATGAAGTATTCATTGATAGTGCAACGCTTAGAGAAAATGTAGTTTCTTTGGCAAGAAACATTGGTTATATTCCAAGTTCAAGAAAAGCGGCAAAAGCAAATATTAGTTTCTTTGTAGAAATTTCAAATCCTTTGGTAAAAGTTGTTACCTTAAAAAGTGGAGTAGTTTGTAATACAGCAAGTTTTGGAAGATTAGCATATGTTTTTTCTACTCTAGATGATATTACAGTTCCAGTTGTTGATGGAATTGCGTCTTTTGATGGAATAGAAGTATATGAAGGATCTTATGTAAATACAAACTTTACTGTTAATGCTATTAATAATGAGTATAATAATCAAAGATTTATATTAGAAAATAGGGGGATTGATACTAGAACACTAAAAGTTTTAGTAAGAGATACGCAATCAAGTAGCAGCACAAAGAAATTCATAAATTCAAATAATATTTTAGATGTAACTGATTCGTCAAGAGTATTCTTTATACAAGAAATAGAAGACGAAAGATATGAACTAATATTTGGCGATGGTGTTTTTGGCCAAAGATTAGTTGAAAACAATTATATTGAAGTATCATACTTAATTTCAAATGGGAAGGAAGGGAATGGATATTCTTCTTTTAGCTTCTCTGGTATTTTAGTTGATGATACTGGTGCTTCAATTGTAGAGAATGTATCTCTTGTCACAACAAATTTATCGTCATCTGGTGGTTCTGAAATTGAATCAATAAATTCAATTAGAAATTTTGCTCCGAGAGCATATGCATCACAAAATAGAGCAGTAACTGCATCCGATTATGAGACACTGATACCAAAAATTTATCCAGAATCCGAGTCAGTTAGTGCTTTTGGTGGAGAAGAACTAAATCCACCACAATATGGAAAAGTTTTTATAACAATAAAACCATTTTTTGGATCATTTTTATCAAATACAGTAAAGGACAATATTAAATCAGAATTAAAAAAATATGCTGTGGCTGGTATTATTCCTGAAATTTTAGATCTAAAATATCTTTACTTAGAAATTACTTCCGATGTTTATTATAACACCAATACATCTTTAAGTAGTGATCTTATAAAATCCAAAGTAATTAGTAATATCGAAAAATATACAAATTCTGAGGAGTTGAATAAGTATGGCGCAAGATTTAAGTATAGCAAATATCAAAAGTTAATTGATGATAGTGATGCATCAATAACTTCAAACATTACAAGATTGCAGATGAGAAGAGATCTTAAAGTATCTGAAAATCAATTTGCAGATTATGAAATTTGTTTTAGAAATCAATTTCATATAAAAAATACGGATGGGTATAATATAAAATCTTCTGGTTTCAAAGTAAGTGGTATATCAAATACAGTATACTTTGGTGATCTTCCAAATTCAAATCGATTGACAGGTTCTCTATTTTTATTCTATATAACTTCTGACACAGAACCAGTAATTGTTAAAAGATCGGTCGGAACTATTGATTATGAAAATGGAGAAATTATTATAAATTCAATAAAAATAATTTCAACAGAAAAAACAGAGGGTGGAACACCAATTATTGAAATATCTGCGATTCCAGAATCAAATGATGTACTAGGAATACAGGACTTGTATTTGCAGATAGATACTAATAAGTTAGAAGTAAATACTGTATCAGATAACATTGAATCTGGGTCAGACACTTCTGGTTCAAATTATAAAATTTCTTCCAGTTATTTAAACGGCAATTTAGTAAGAAAATAATAAATGGAAACTAATAAAATCAAACTCAGTTCAATTGTAGAGAGCCAACTTCCTCTTTTTGTTAGAGAGGAATATCCTCTTGTATCAGAACTTCTTACTGAATATTATAGATCTCTAGAATCAAAAGGATCTTCTTATGACATTTTGCAAAATATTGATCAGTATGTAAAAGCAAATAATTTAACAAATCTGGTAGAAAAAACATCAACTACTGCAGATATAACTTTTTCTGATAATAATATTAACGTAAGCAATACGGAAGGATTTCCACAGACGTATGGAATTTTGCAAATTGGGAATGAAATAGTACTATACAAATCTAAAACACAGACCACATTTAATGATTGTGCAAGAGGATTTAGTGGAATAACAGAATATTCAGTTGGAAACTCTGAGGATCTTGTTTTTACCTCTACAGAAATACAAGAACACTCAAGTGGAACTGAAGTTTTAAACCTTAGTGCTCTATTCTTAAAAGAATTTTTTAACAAAGTTAAAAAGCAATTTGCACATGGATTTGATAATAGAGAGTTATATACTGGAATTGATAAAAATCTATTTCTAAAGCAATCTAAAGATTTTTATACTTCAAAAGGAACAGATAGATCATTTGAAATTCTTTTTAGAGTGCTGTATGGCAAAGATGTTGAAGTTATTTTACCCAGAAAATATCTAATTGAGCCTTCAAATGCACAATATAGAGTTACAAGAAATCTTGTTGTGGAACCTATTCAGGGTAATATAGAGGATTTGCAAAATAAAACTATATTTCAAGATCAATATGGAGATCTGCCAAAATCTTTTGGTACTGTAACTGACACTCAGAAAATTCTAAGTAATGATAAAGTATATTATACATTAATGCTTGATTATGACTTTAATAAAGATATTATTGTATCAGGATCTATATTTGGCGAATTAAAAATACATCCAAAAACAACAATAACTGACAATGCTCAAGATTCTTCGGATAATATTGTAGTTGATTCTACAATTGGATTTCCAGAATCTGGGGAATTGGTCGTTGATGGATCTATACCAATTTATATAACATATAATGGGAAAACCGTTAATCAGTTTCTAAATTGTAGTGGTATTACTGATCCAATTACTTCTGGCACCGATATAGCATTAAACACGTATGCTTATGGATATGATTCCTTAGGAAGTGAAATTAGATTTAGAATTACTGGAGTAATAGAAGATGTTGAATTACCCACGAGAAGTGCTTATTATGAAAAGGGAGATACTGCAAGGTTACTTACATTAGGTTATAATAAAAATTATCTTAAAGATAATAACTGGATATTTAATGCAGCAGTTAAATGTGAAGTAAAATCATTTACTTCTGATGGAGAATTTAAGTATACAATTGAAACTTATGATAATAATGGTATATATGAGGGTGATGATGTAGAAATAGAATACATTGATTCATCCACGAGAACAAGACAATCTACCGTTATTAATGGATCTAATGTAAAATTTCCTATAGGTAGTATACCAGGAAAAATTTTCCAAATTCAAACAAATGGATTTGACATATTATCAATTTTTTATGTTAAAAGACTTGTATCAAGATTTTCAAATAAATTTGTCTCTGATGTATTAAATGTATATCGAAATTTTGATTCTGATGGACTATACGTAACTTCATCATCATTACCATCATATGGAGCAAACATAAATGAAGATGTAGAAGACTATAAAATTATATTAAGTGGGTCTTTTTCTGGAGAAGTATTAAAAGTAGTTAATGATGGACAAAATCATGGATTTCTAACTGGCGATTCTATAATTTATTCTCCAGAAAGTGATACTAACACTCTAGGAATTCAATCTGGAATTTATTTTATAAAAAGAGAAAGTGAAACAGAAATAAAATTAGCAAGAAGTAGGTCTGACATTAGATTTGAAAAGTTTGTATCCATAGGGTCAACGACTATAACTAATAACACTATTAGTTTGACGGGTTTTTCTAAAAAAGATAATATATTACCAGAAATTGACTCTCAGAGACTAGTTAAATTATTAAAATCTCCAGAAAATACGGAAAAAAGGTATGAAACCACTTCTGGCTTAACAGGGATCTTAAT